AAAGTTATTATTAAAGATATAAAAACCATCCCACTCTAATTCACCTGTCTCTGTGTCAACAACTTCATCACATTCAAACCCCATAAGTTTTGCGTGTTCAAAGGACCATTTTTGTTCAGTAATAATGAACACAGGAAGTACTCCTTTTTTTTGTGCATCAACCGCAGTTTTTACTAAGGCGGTTGTCTTACCCGTATCACTATGCCCTAAAAACATATTAATGTGTCCCATCGCAGGTCCCGGTAATCCAACAGCATCTAAGAAAGGTTCACCTAAATCAAAAAACCTTTGTGGTTTATATTTTGCTGATGTAGAAAACTTTTTCTTTAATGAACTAAAATCATTCTTTTTAATTGCCATTTTCTTCTTTTTGTTCGTTTAATATTTTTAACATGTCTTCGGTCACTTCAAACTTATCATCCCTTTTTACGTTGTATTTATAAACGGTTTCCAACATTTCAAGTTTACCTTTTGCGTTTGCCATCTTATCAACAGACTTATCCATTTCCTCTAAATGTTGTGGGTGTTCTCCAATCCCAACGGGGTTATTAAAATAAACTAATAGTGTCGCTTCGGCTTCAGCCATTTCTGACCTATATTTCAAGGTCAGGGCTTCATACATTTTTTCTGATATCTTATTCATTACTTAAATATTAAAATGGTAATTCTTCTGATGGTTCATCATCCGCTTGTGGATCAACAATTGGTGTTTCTTCTTTTTGTGCGCCACCTAAAGAAATCTCAGCCTCATCTCCATATACGTATTTTTTAAGTTCTGAACTCCACATTGGTGTTTCTCCTACGGCTACAGCCTCTAAATACTCAACAGGTTTTTTAGAATAAACATCTTTCCAAGTTAATTCATCTTGTAACCAACCTTCCATGATTTCTTTATCTGTGTGTACAGGTGCCGGGTCATCGTACATAATTGTTTGAACAACCGTATATTCTTTTCCTTGTGGTGTCTTAGCCTTTGTTAATTCAATAATAAGGTCTCTACCTTTTTCTGAATCAGTAACATCTCCTTTTGCTTTCCAAATAGGAAGGATTTTATCTAACACACCTTCTTGTTTGTAGTTGTGTTTAAATCTCCAAAATTTAACACCATCTTGTTCATTATCTCTATCAACAACTTTAACAATGTAAAATAAACGTGAACGGTACTGTGACGCCAATTCTTTATCTTCTTTTTTACCTGTAGAAATTAATTCGTTATAAACTTCAGTAAGTGGCGATCTTTCGTTGTCATTTTTTTCAGGGTCATACAACTTAACCCACTGTCCGTTTACTTGAATCTCGTGATACCAAACTTCAACAAATGGTGATGAACCATCTTTTGTAGGTAACACTCTGATTCTTTTTTGTGCGGATTTTTCATTTTTTTGAAGAATTGCTGAAAAATATCTTTTCATTCTGTCTTCTTGTGAGATGTTTTGTCTCGGTGAACTACTTGGTGTTGAGTTCTTTTCGTACTGTGCAAGTACTGCGTCAATTGAATTTGCCATAGATTTTTGTTTTTAATTTTTAACTCTTTTATCTATAACAATTATAAGTGAATTTGGTAGAATGTCAAATAAAAAAGGGACTTTGTCAGTCCCTTAGTTATTATAAATCAAATTCGTTTTCGTCTTCGTCTTCTTCGTACTTACTGAATGTTTTTTTAACTTCATTAGGTGAAAAATTTTCAACTTCGTCAGATGTTAAAACATATTCATTTTTTCCTGATTTTTCCATATCCATTTTTTTATCATCAAAAAAATCAGTAAGTTTTTGATTATATGGGTATGAGTCTAGAGATCTTAGTTCTAATTTTTCTTCAGGAGTTTTATCTCTATATTTGTCAAATTTAATCTCCAATGAGTTTATTTTATTCATAATTTGATCCATATTTTCAAGTTTTGATTGTAAATCATCAAGTTTTGAAAATAGGTTGTCCATTATTTCATCCTGTTTATCTTTAATGTCGTTTTGAGCATTTACTAAATCTGTTATATCAATTTCTTCAGTTTCTTCATCACCTTCTTTATCTTTTTCTTCATCACCAACCTCTTCAACATCAGGGTCTTTTTCAACATCTATAGGTTCAGGTACTTCAGCACCTGCCGCTGGTGGTGCTCCTGCCGCTGGTGGTGCACCTGCCGCCGCTGGGTCTGCCGGTGGTGCCGCTGGGTCTGCCGGTGGTGCCGCTGGATCTGCCGGTGGTGCCGCTGGATCTGCCGGTGGTGCCGCTGGGTCTTGTTCGTTTAGAATATATTTGTTGATTTGATTAAACCTTCTAAGTTCTTCTAATATCTTTCTTTCAACTTCCATTATTTTTTATTTTATCCGTTTAATAATGTCTTAACCCCTGTTGGTGTTTCGACTCTTAAAGTTTTATTCTTATTAACTGTGTTGTCAAATCTTTCAATCAACCCATCTTTCATTCTAATTGTATAACAATCACCAGTATCTAAATCGCAAACTTGTTTGTGATCTGAATCAATTTGTTTTTCTGTGATTCTTGTGTCTTTTCTCAAGTAATCATCTAATATTTTTTTTACACTCATGGTTTTTATTTTATATATAAATATTGCAATTTTTTTATTTTTCTATAATTTAGAATAAATCTCATAACTAATCCTCACATATTCATCATATTTGGTAAAAGTTCCGGCAGTTTTATCTGCAAGTGTTATATCTTTAATTTGTTGTGTTGTTAGTTTTTGCCCATTTTCTCCACCATTAAATGCTTTGTTAGTATCAAAAGTGGTATATATAATTTGGGTGATTGATTCTGCATAACTTTTTTTCTCGTCAACATTAACATTTAACCTAATAAGCTCATTAACCATTACATCAACAAACGATGAAAAGTATGAAAAAATAAAATCAGTACTTAAAGTATAGTTTTGAAAGTCTACGGTTGGTAAAGTTTCACCATTATATTTTGCACATATTTGTCCGAGTATTTTGCTTCGTAAAGATCCGTCCCAACTTTTATTACTATAGATACCATAAACATTAGAGTTGTTTGACTGAATAACTTGTCCTTGGTTAGTGTTAGTTGCTCTTGTTGATGCTATCGTCATTAAAGTTGTTATTAAAATTTTAGAAGTTGTTTTTTCTTTAATAATATTAAGTAATTCATTTACGCTAATCTGTGTCGGTTTTATATTTACAAATTCAACATTAGGGTATTCTGTTTTTCCGCTACATTCAATTTCCGATGATTGCACGGCCGGTGTTGGATCAATTTCTAAATTTCTTTCTTTTTCTATTTCTTCTTTTGTTTGAGTTTGTGGTGCGTTTTTTTGTTGTGTTTTTTTAAAATTTTTCAATACATTTTTATTAACGGACGCAACTAAATTATCTATTTTAGGTAAAGAGTACCTTTGCATTCTTATCCCTTTAAATTTAGTTGAGAAATCTGTTTCGCTCACACTATGACTAACCTCCATAATCCAATAAGGACCATAAAATAAAGGTACGTGTCTTAATGCGAAATACATTGTCGGTTGTATCATTACATTACCTAATGAACTTACCCCACATGTGTAGGATCTTGTTTTATATATACTATACATTGATACCGATTGTTGAGCAACCTTATCTCCCGATACTGAATTACCTAGCTCCGCATAAGTTTTAAATGTTTCAGAAGTATTTTTTTTCTCTGACATATCTAAATCTAAATCTTTAAATATATTTTGATTTTGGATACCAAAATCAACCGCAAAACCAACAACCTTATTACTTTTTTCTATGTCTAATTTTGGGTCTGAAACTCTTAGTGGGTTATCAGGAATCCTTAAATCAAAACTATCATCACCAAATCTTATAAATGAATTTTCTTTTGGTTTTGGCCATTCAGAAGGGTTCCCAATATAAAGGCATAAAAATTTTGGGCTAGATTCTAAATAGTCAACGTTCAAATGTGTCCCAAATAAATCATTACCAATAGTTATGTCTTGTTTAGGTACATTCTCTCCAATTTGTTTTTGGATTCCGTAAAAGTTAATGTATGCAGGCATTGCAAAAAATTGAAAATAATTATCACTTAGAATCCAATTTACAATTTGCATCATGTTTTGTTTTGGATTTGTTTCTATTCTTTCTTTGACTTGTTGTACATCAACAATAAAAGAATCCCCAATATCACTATTAGCCCTATCTAAAAATAAAAAGTCTTCAAATAATGTCTTTGTTTTTAAATCCGATCCCGAAACCCATTTATCGTTAAACGCCTTTAATAAATTATACGTTGTTAGTTTTGTCACATCACCAGACACTGTCGATTTATCTATTTGTTCT